CAACTGTTTTTTCTTTTATGTCGTCGGTGGCTTTATTTATAGTAGAGTCTACTGCTTTTTCAATGACAGTTTCGACGGCTTTTTCTTTTAGTGTTTCTTTGTTATTGGAAAACCAGTACCAGCCTCCAATGGTTGCTGCCACAATAATAATGATTATATAATTTTTTGTTGTTAAAACTTTCTTTTTCATGTTATTTTGTTTTAGGATTGAACTCTGGGTCCCCGCCTTTAGGTAAATAAGGCTCACGTCCATTTTGAGGCAATGTTTTTTCGATGGTAAGCTCTTTTAATTGCTCATTGGGTACGACCATCTTACTTTTGCGATCTGTCATGTAAAAAGTAGTGCTGGTTAAGCCAACCCTAACTATTCGAGCTTGACGCCCGCTAATATAAATGATATCATCGTTATTGAAATGAGACCCATAAAATATTAAAATCCCTTTGGCAAAATTCATCATTACATCTTTAGCTAAAATCACAGCTACGCCAGCTGCAAACATCCATCCATATTGAGAGAACAAATGTTGAGCAATGTTTTCTATTTGTTCAGGTTGTAACCCCAGTTGCTCTGTTAAGTTGGTGTTATTAAGTAGATTTGTAAGTGCATTAATATTTTCCATTTTTATTTTTTATCTTTATTCATTGGCATTAATTTAGGAAGATGAGTATCAAAACCTTCAAAAATACTTGGTTCTTCTTGGTACGGATGAGCAGGATAATATTCCAGTTCAATTCCTGTTAGACTTACATCTACCTCTTTTAGGTTAGCGCATCCGGTAAGAAAGACCATCAAAATGAAATATTTTAAAAATTTTTTCACAATAAATTTTACACTCATTGGGGATTATTTACCTCAACTTATTTTAAATCGGGGAATATCCCTCACGTAAATTATTTTGTTGCAAGAAAATAAAAGAAAAACGGAAAAAAAGTTCTGGCACAATTCTTGCAGTGTATACATGATATGTCTATGAAACATTTAATAAAAGTCGGGTTAGTAGCTGCCATTGCAGTTTCGCTAACATCAGTTCAAGCCCACCCTCAAAAAGATAAAGAAAAGCCGGAACGTCCCAAACATGAAAAGAAAATTGATCATAAAAAGATAAAAGAACGATTGAAGGCGGCTTTCGAAAAGCGTAAAAAGAATCGTGGTGAATCTAAGAGGAAAGGCCACAAAGTGCGCCATAAGGGAAATGCGTTTGGTAAGCTTGTTTTGGATGACGCCAAGATCAAGGAATTACGTGAAGCTTTTAAGGAAGCTTCTAAAAAGCATTGGGCCGGTTTCGATAGAGACAAGTGGAAGGATGCCACAGACGATGAGAAAAAGATTCTCAGAGAGCAAATGGCGGCTTCCAGAAAAGAGTGGATGGAAACAATGAAAAGTCATCGCACCGAAGTTCATGCTCGTATTAAAGAGATTCGCGAAGAGTTCAAAAATAAAAGAGATGAAGTCATTGATGGCAACCAACCCGGAGAATAATTTATGAAGAAATATATTATATTCATTATTACGGCAGCCTTATTTTTAGGAGGCAGTACAGTTCAAGCCGACAAAAGCCATAAAACTAATAAAGTAGCACACGCTAAAGGAAAAGCTTCCCCCAATCAAGCTAAAGCAGCAGAAGCTCGAAAGAAATATGCTGCTGCGGCAAAAAAAATCAGAGAAGCAGTGAAAACTGGAAAACTTACCGAAGCTCAAGCTAAGGAAAAGTATGCCGCCCTCCGAAAGAAGATGGCACCGCATAGAGCTTCTAAAGAGGCAATCCTTAAGAGGTTTGATAAAAACAAAGATGGCAAATTATGTGATCAAGAAAAAGCTGCCATGCGTAAAGCTATAGCAGAGAGAGTGAAAAGAGGGGCTCAAAAGGGCAGTAAGTCGCGTCGCGAACGAGGAGATCGTTCTCGTCGAGGAGGAGATCGAAAGAAAAGACCAGTGCGCAAGTAATCAACCTGTAGAGTCTAAGAAAAAAGCCCCGCTTTCGCGGGGCTTTTTGTTTGTTTACATGTCGTGAGGATCTACTGGGGGAAATAGGGGATCACCTGAAGGGTACGGAAAATTAGTGTCTCTAACTGGGCTTTGAATTTTGCCTGAAATTTGACCAGACAATTGATGACACCAACATAGGGCGGAAGCGTAGTCGTTGGCTATTCCGCTAATATTGTCTGTTACATATTCTGGGGTAAGATTGATAGAGACCGCGGCCATTCCTGTGGTTCCCGAGGTGGGAAAATCCGGGGTTGGTACGTATTCAACAAAACCAGTGGTTCCGTCTATGTAAGAGCTTTCTGTTATCGGGTTAGATTGTTCGTCTACTCCTGAAAATTGGCAGTTCATTCCAACGACCAATGAAGAGATGCCGGTTTTGTTGCTGTTATTGTAGAAAGGTTCTAGTCTAACGAAGGAATAAGTATAGGTTCCGGAAATATGACTCATTATTTATGATACTTTTAAATGTGAATTTGTCAATTTTATTATGGTGTTTTTTTTGGCGTATTTTTGCTGTCTTTAGCGCTATGACGAGCGAGCTCTACTTCTATTAATCGGAGGCGAGTTTCAAGGTCATCTATGTCTACAGTATTGCCGGAGATGGCATTTTGCAAAACCGCCATTTCGGTAATTTTTTTGTCCATTTGAATAAGCTTATCGTGAACTTTATCGAACTCCACTTTACTCGGGAATAAAGTTTGAAGATAAGCTATAATAGCTAATCCGACAATAGGGGCGATTTTTAAAAAGGTATCTAAGTCCCCAAACCCAACCTTAGATGTTTCCTTTTTGATTGTGGTCATATATCCTAATAATCTACACTTATTTTTGATTTTTGTTGTTTAAAATTTTATTTAACTAAAAAATTACATTTTTCCCGTACTGCTCCGAGCCCGTAACGTTTCGTTGTAATTAAATACTCAAAGTAATTTTCATACATTTTAGCCACCAAGTCAATGGTGAAGTTCTCTTCCGCATAGAGGCGACATTCTTTAGGGCTAATGGTTTCAATGATGTTAAGAGCGTGATAAAACTCATTTAAGGAACGGCACCTAAAGCCTGTTTTTCCGTGAATATTATATTCTGCTAAGCCTCCCCAATCAGTTGATAAAACCGGAGTACCAGAAATGAAAGCTTCTATCATTGCCCATCCACACGGCTCCGCATAAAGACTGGGCATTATTAAAGCTTTGGCGTTGGCGAGAAGCTCTTTGCGTTCATCGCCGCTTACGGTAGATATATATTCCGCCAGAGGGTTGTTTTTTTTGAGTTCATTTTTTAAGTTCTGTGGGCCCACAAATTTGATTGGAGTAGAAGAGGCTTTAGATAAATTTTGGGCAATATCAATCCCTTTGTTGTTTATCATACGCCCCAAGAACAGCAAATAGTTTTGTTTTTTATTTTGGTAGGTGAAATCCTCAAAATAGAAACCCGGAGGGATAACGTGATCGGTAAAAGGCGGAAAATTATTTTTATGTATAGAAAATTGTAATTTATGGAGCTGCGCGTAACTTTCGAAAACCTTGAACGGAGCAAAAGCCGAATCGTATCCAATGCTGGGCTCCACAATGGTAAAATCTTTAATAAGTTGGTCGCAGCAGGATTGATGACCAATACCCCAAAAAGCTAAAACAAAATCATTTTCACCTTGTTTGTTTTTTTTAATTAAATTGGCGGAATTTTTATTAAATTCTTTATGAACCTCATTTTCAATACTTTGAGTCAGAAAATTTTTCCATGATTGTTTTTTATAAACTTCTTCGTGGGTGGAGCGTGAAACCACATTAAAGTGTTGAGTGCAAGGCACTTTTGAGTCGGGATGACCATAGTGAAAAACAGTATGACCCCTGTGGGTCATGGCTTTGCAAAATTTATAAACTTTTTGCGTGAAAGCACATAAGGTTATTTCTTTGCGTGTAGGATGAACAGGAATCGATAAAACATGAAAAACCATTATTTATTTTTAATAATAAAGGGTTTTAGTGCCCAGTCAAGTGTAATCTTTGTAGATGAGTAGAAAAAAAAGATCTACGGCGTCGGGAAAAATAATATCACTTGCGGAAAATAAATACAAGCTTTATCTTAAAAATTTTGAGTTAACAGAAAAACAACATCAGTTTCTAAAAATAGCCTTTGACAAAAACACTAAAATAGTTTTTGTGTCGGGTCCAGCAGGTTCCTCCAAGACCTTCATTTCTATTTACGCTGCATTGCAATTGTTTAACATGAATATGAATCAAGATTTATTTTATGTTCGCACTATAGCAGAAAGCGGAGAAAGAAATTTAGGGAGTTTACCGGGGGATGTGGATGAAAAATTTCACCCATTCATGATGCCCCTTCAAGATAAGCTTACGGAGCTTTTATCTACAGACCAAATAAAAATGCTTATGGAAGAAAAAATAATACAGTGTGCTCCTATTAATTATTTACGAGGTGCAAGCTGGGACAATAAATTGATTATTGCTGATGAGTCTCAAAATTTTACAAGAAAAGAGCTCGTGACATTGATTACCCGTATTGGAAATAATTCTAAATATTTTATATGTGGAGATCCTATGCAATCAGACATTAACGGTAAAACAGGTTTTGCCCCCGTTATGGAGCTTTTTGACGATAATGAGTGTAAAGAAAAAGGTATACATACATTTCGTTTCTCTGAAGAAGACATCCTGAGAAGTGAAATTTTAAAATTTATAGTAAATAAACTAGAAAACAACCCAATAAAATAAATTATAAAAAATGGCTAGTATATTTTGTCCAGAATGTGGAGCTAAAAATAGTTACACTTTAAAGAAACCCAACTTCTGTCAAAGCTGTGGGGAAACCTTTGCAGCTTTTGGAATGTTGAGTGCGTCGGCGTCCAAGTCTAGTCTAAGAGCATCAGCTGGGAAAGAAGGGGAAGAAGTTATCCCTACATTATCTAAGTTAGAATATGATATTGATTTGTCCTCGTCGGCAACCAAAACCACTTTAGAGGATTTGGTTAATAACCCTATAAAGCCCGAAGATATAACCTATAGGGCCACGGCCAAAACCAAACATAAAAAAATGTCTCCTGAAGATTTCGCCAGAGTCTCCCAAGCTGAATGTGCCTCTTCCCAAGGTAAGTCTAGGGACATTAGCAGTGGAGAAAAAGAATAAAGAGAGATATGAAGATAAATGTGATGTTATAGACAACGAGATAAGAAAGAGGTACTACAAATGGCATCTTCATGCTTTGGCGTGGATAGACTTTGATGACGTATCACAAATTATTCGGACTCACATTTACAACAAATGGAATCAATGGGATCAATCTAGACCGATAGAGCCATGGATAAATAAAATTATATCCAACCAGTTAAAAAATATTCTTCGTAACAATTATTCTAATTTTGCTCGCCCTTGCATAAGTTGTCCGCACAACCAGTCAAAGGAACAAGGAAAAGGGCAAATATCCAATTTATGTTCCGTAACTAAAAGTGGGCTACAATCTGAAGAATGTGATTTGTATGCTAAATGGTACAAAACACGAAAACAAGCTTATGATATTAAAATTCCTGTTTCATTAGAGACGAATGTTTATGATCGATGTACGTCACCAGAGGACCATTATGACATCGGGAGCGCTGTATCATCTATGCATTTAAGAATGCGACAGTTTTTAAACGATCGTCATTACATTATTTATAAAATGCTTTTTATTGACCATATCGAAGAAGATGTTGTTGCACGGGTATTAGGTTACAAGAGTAACGAAAAGGGGAGGAAGGCTGGATACAAACAAATTAAAAACTTAAAAAACTTTTACAAAAAAATTGCTAAAAAAATATGCAACGAGACAGATGTTTTTTTTGAATGAAAGAGTATATTTTAAAACCAGAAGAGAAAGAAAAAAGTCTTCAATTATTTGAGGAGCTTAATGGAGACTTAAGCGCAACCACCAAGAAACTTTTCAACGACGAAAATGAAAAGGGTAGTACGGTCCGCGGAAGAGCATTGCGAAAATATTGGATAGAGAAGGGGTTAAGTTATAGGACGAAAGTAAAAAAAAGAGTGGTCAAACACTTTTTAACGGATGACGAAAAAATTTTTGTAAGAAAGCATTATTGCCCTGAGATGACAAAACTAGAGGTAGGGCAATTGCTATGGCCTAAAGACGCGGAGAGTAAAGGTTTTCCTGAAACAGATAAGTTTATAGCTTTGTGCGAATACATCTCTAAAGAATTCCCTTCTGCGGTTAACATGCGGGATGACGCAGCTGGGGAAAAATATACTCCCCCTCAAATTTTATCCACCGCGGTGAAGAGGTTAAACAAAGTGGCCTCACAAGAATTCGATACATCCAAAATGAATTTGCAGGATCGTAAATGTGTAGAAAAATTAATTACATATTTGAATGCCCCTAGGTTTGTTCAGGTTATTGGTTCTTATATAACCAAGCAAAGCCGGGATCTTTTTGAATCTGAGTATATTCGAAGTACGTGGGACAAACCGGATTTAACTTCTGATGAATTGAATTTGTATGTGAATGTATGTATGGATTACGTCAACCTTAAGGAAATAGAACAGCAAAAACAAAAATTAAATCTTATGTTTGATGATACGGAAGGTCAAAATGATTTAACTATGAGGTTAACAGAGATGCTTAAAACGAAAGCTGAAGAATATAACCAATGCATTAATCGTATAGACAAAATGCTCGCAAAATTAAATGGGGAGAGGGCGAAACGTATAGCTAACCAACAACAACGTAATGCTTCTGTTATTTCATTGGTTCAACTTTTTCAAGACGAAGAAGAGAGAAAGCTGATGATAAAAATGGCGGACATGCAAAAAAGGGCCGTGAAAAAGGAAGCTGACGAAGTAGAAAAGATGCCGGATTGGAAGGCTCGCGTGTTGGGGATTAGCAAAGAGGACGCGATATAATGGAAAGGGTGGTTACTAAAATTTATCCTTGTGCAAATTGTAAAAAAGAATTTACGAGTAGAGCTTCTTTACATAAGCATCTTAAACAGCATGATTTGAATTTAGCTTCCTATTATACTAAGTATTACCCCCGACTTAATAAGCTTACTGGAGACCCTCTTCCTTTTAAGAGGTTTGAAGAATATTTTGAAAGAGATTTTTCCACCAAGCAACAGTTGTTGAAATGGTGCGAAGAAAACCCAAGAGAGGAAGTGAAAGAATATATACTTTCGTTATTGCAAAAAAGGCATTGGAAAAAACAAAGAAAATACGGCCCTTTCCATTTAGAAACAACAAACTCCTTTATACCTTCAATTCAAATTTATAAGCAACTCTTTGGGAGTTATAATGCGGCTTGCGCAGCTATTGGGTGTGAGCCTTTATATGACAAGAATTTACCTAAAGATTTCTTTACGAAAAAGGTTCCGGAAGACTTGACTATTGCTATAGATACCCGTGAGCAAAAGCCCTTGAAATTTAGCTGTAAAAGCAAAATTTTAAAACTTGACATAGGGGACTATACAACCCTTGGAGATCATTATACTTATACATTTGTGGATAGAAAGTCCGGAAGCGATTTGCAGGGCACATTGAATAAGCATAACGTAGACCGATTTAAACGCGAGATTGAACGCGCCAAGGAAATGGATTCTTATTTGTTTGTTGTAGTTGAATCTAGCGTCCAAAAAATAATTAAAGAAAATAAAATTTTTAATCGTCGGACTAATATGGATTATGTGCTAAAACAGGTGAAAGAAATTTCTCATGAGTATGATCGCGTGTGTCAATTTATTTTTGCAGAAAACAGGGAAAGATCTGCCGCCTTAATTCCGCGTTTATTGATGCACGGAAAGAAAGTTTGGCAAACGGACGTACAGTATTTTTTAGAAAAAAATGAGCTGGGATGAAGGACAGCAACAACGTTGTGCGCCAAGACTGCGTAGCAACAAGGAGCTTTCAGAGCTACAAGGGTTTCTTCAAGAAAAAGAAGCTAAAATAGCTTTGTATGAATTTCTGAGAAACAACATCACTTTTACTGCTGATTTAATTTTGGGGGTAAAGCTTTTCCCTTTCCAGCATATGGCCATCAAATCGATGTTTGAAACTGATTATTTTTTAGGGGTTTGGGCTCGAGGAATGTCTAAATCTTTTACAACGGGGGTATTTGCAGCTTTAGATGCTACGTTAAACCAAGGCGTAGAAATAGGGATATTGTCAAAATCGTTTCGGCAAGCCAAAATGATTTTTAAAAAAATCGAAGATATAGCCAACAAGCCTGATGCTGCCTTTTTTAGGCAATGCATAACAAAGACGTCTAAAAGTAACGATGAGTGGTTGATGGAAATTGGGGCTAGCCGCATTCGAGCTCTTCCGTTAGGGGATGGTGAAAAGTTGCGTGGCTTTCGTTTTCATAGAATAATTATTGATGAGTTTTTGTTGATGCCGGAAAGAATTTATAATGAGGTTATAGTTCCGTTTTTGTCCGTGGTGGAAAACCCCACCCAAAGAGATGATCTTTTTAAATTAGAAAATCGTTTGATAAAAGAAAAAAAAATGAAGGAAGAGGACCGTTATGTGTGGCCGAACAATAAGCTAATAGCTCTTTCTTCGGCTTCTTATAAATTTGAATACCTTTACAAGCTTTACACTCACTTTGAGCACCTTATTACTCTAGATGCTACTAAAGATAAAGCCTCTCGCTGTGTGATGCAATATAGTTACGATTGTGCTCCACGGCAATTATACGACGAAAATCTCATCAATCAGGCGAAAGCAACAATGAGTCAATCTCAATTCGAACGAGAATTTGGAGCTATTTTTACAGATGATAGTTCGGGGTATTTCAAAACCAGTAAGATGGCTTTGTGTACTGTACCCGACGGGGAGCTGCCTTGCATTGAGGTAAAAGGAGATCCTGACAGCGAGTATATTTTAGCTTTTGATCCTTCGTGGTCTCAAACAGAAAGTTCTGATGATTTTGCAGTCCAAATACTAAAACTAAACCCTGAAAACCAAAGTGTTACTTTGGTTCATAGTTATGCATTGTCTGGCACATCTTTAAAACATCATATTAAATATTTTTTATTTTGTTTGGAAAATTTTAACGTGGTTGCTGTGTGTGGTGATTATAACGGAGGAGTCCAATTTATGCAAGCTTGCAATGAAAGCGACACCTTTAAACAAAAAAATATTAAATTGCAAACTATTGATGTGGGGCTTGATAAACCCGAGGAATATCAACACGATTTAAAATCATACAAACAACAATACAACAAACAGGACTATAAACACGTTATTTTAAGGAAGCCTACAAGCAATTGGATTAGACAGGCAAACGAATTGCTGCAAGCAAATTTTGATCATCGGAGATTATATTTCGCGAGCAGAGCAATTGACGACTCTTATTCTAAACAAAAACGTCAAAGTATTCCGATAACCGATATTAAATTTTTACGTACTTCAGAGGAGTCCAAACAAAGTCCTGCGGCCAAAATGATCGATTTTATTGAGCATCAATCTGATATGCTCGAATTAACCAAAAACGAATGCGCTTTGGTTCAGATTACAACTACTTCCCAAGGAACTCAAACCTTTGATTTACCCCCTAATTTACGGAGACAAAGTGGACCAGATAAGGCCCGTAAGGATTCTTATTCGGCTCTTGTTTTGGCCAATTGGATGGCCAAAGTCTATATGGATGCCCAAGATTTTAAAGTTGAAGATGTTATAGAAACCTTTGTTCCGGAGTTTATAATGTAGAGAAAGTAACTTTGAAAGTCACTTTATTAACTTTAAGTGTAATTTATTTTTAACATGGCGGAAAAAAGAAAATATACCAAAAGATCAGATTATTGGAATAAGTTCAAGGCACAGCAAGAGAAAATGGCGGAAAATCTCTCGTACACCCAAGGGGGTACGATGCCCAACTACAAACCAGAGTTGATTGGGGAGTCTTTTTATAATTACGAGTCTAAGGCGTATGCTCGGGCGGGAGGCCCTTCGTCGAGTACCACAAGCCGTCGTAATAATATTGCGATTGCTCCTAAATTGTTTAAGTACGCCAATATTCGGGCGGGAATGCTTCCTTATGAATACGCTTTAGATGGGGTTAATGTTAGGGACGCAATAGAGCTTGCTCAAAAAGCTTATTGTAATATAGCGGTTTTTAGAAATGCTATTGATATGATGGCTGATTTTGCTAATTCTACCATGTATCTTGAAGGGGGTAACGCAAAATCTAGGGCTTTTGTTAATGCATGGTTGAAAAAAATTAAAATTTGGAATTTAAAGGATCAGTTTTTTAGAGAGTTTTATAGAAGTGGAAATGTCTTTTTGTATACCATCGAAGGAAAAATAAATGTAGAGGACTTTTCTAAAGTGAGAAACTTTGGTTTGAGTTTGAAAACCAACAAGTTACCTGTTCGTTACATACTTTTGAATCCTTTCGATATAGTGGCAAAACGGGCCACTTCTTTTGACATTGGGCTATATGCAAAAGTGCTAAGCGAATACGAAGCAGAAAGGCTTAAAAACCCAAAGACAGATGAAGACATAGAGCTCTACGAAGCTTTAGATCCAGACATTAGAAATAAAATTAAAAATGATTCTTGGGCGATGAATGGGTTAAGGGTGGACCTTGATCCAAAACGGTTAAAGTATGCTTTTTATAAAAAGCAGGATTATGAGCCTTTTGCCATTCCTTTTGGTTTTCCCGTTTTAGACGATATTGAGTTTAAATTGGAAATGAAAAAAATCGATCAGTCTATTTGCAGGACAATCGAAAACGTAGTCTTGATGATTACCATGGGTACCACGCCGGATAAGGGAGGGGTTAATCCTCGAAATATTCGAGCTATGCAGTCTTTATTTCAAAATCAAAGCGTAGGCCGTATTCTTGTTAGCGACTATACAACCAAGGCAGAATTTATTATCCCAGATATTCAGAAAGTGATTGGTCCCGCCAAGTACGAAGTAGTTAATCAAGATATTAAAGAGGGGCTTCAGAACATCATCCTTAATCAAGAAAAATTTGCAAGCACAGAGGTTAAAGCTCAAATGTTTTTGCAAAGGCTGAAGGAATCTAGAGATGCGTTTTTGAACAGTTTCTTGCAGCCCGAGATAAAACAGCTTTGCAAAAATTACGGTTTCCGAAACGCTCCTGTGGCTAAATTTGAGACTATAGATTTGCAAGACCAAGCTCAAGTACAAAGGGTTATTACGCGTATGATGGAGTTAGGCGTCTTACCTCCCAATGAAGGAATTAAGGTTATTGAAACCGGGGTATTTCCTACTCCAAAAGAACTAGACGAAGCTCAAGAAAAGTTCGTGGAAGATCGGCAAAAGGGGTATTACAATCCTATTGTGGGTGGCACCCCGATGCCTTTAGATCTTCAAGAAGAGGTGGAGATGGAAGAAATCAAACACCCCACTAGCATGAAAATGTTAGAAGAAGAAAAAGAAAAAGAAGCAAGAAAAGCTAATAGGAGCGCTTCTAACCCGGGGCGTCCTCAAGGCTCTAGAACATTAGCTCACAAAGCATATTCGGTGTCTGCGATTAAGGAGACAGCTGATATTACTAATGATCTTTTTGTGTCTCTCACTACAGAAGCCAAGAAAGTTTTTAAGAAAAAAAGGTTGAATAAGCACCAAAAGGAAATGTTAGAAAGGGTGTGTGAGTCTGTAGTTGTAGCCAAAGAAAGAAAAGATTGGTTAAAAATAGGTAAAAAATGTATAAATAACCCTCAAGAACTAACCAAATTGTCACCCATGCCACAGATTTTAGATATCAGTACAGCGCACCAGCTGGATGATTATGCCGCAGCCATTTTGTACCACAGTAGAAAAAATTCTCTCCCTAAATAATTAAGTGTAATTTATTTGTGCGTATGGCGGATAATTTTAAATATAAGACAAAGTATAGTTTTGATATTTATGCGACAACTGATTTACAAAATGATCTTAATATAAGTTTAGCTTCTTTAGAAAATCTTCGTCCACTTATTCCCAAGTCAATAGATTTGGAGAGAAATATTGATTTAGTCGGGGCGGCTTTCAATGCTGCAGTTGTCAATAAGTTCAATAGAAACGGGGATGGCATCAATTCTGAAACTGCCGTAGACCTTATAGAATATTTTGTCAACAAGCCCACCAACATAGAACATAAAAAACAAAAGGTGGTAGGGCATATCGTGAATGCAGGGTTTACTGACAGAGAAAACAATAAAATTATAGGAAATGCCGCCGCTCTCGCTAATAAAGACCCTTACTACATATCTTTGGCGGCTGTTATTTACAAGACTGTAAACAAGGATTTTGCGGATGTCTTGTTGCAGTCCAGCGACGAAGAAAGCGAGTGTTTTAAACAAATTTCAGCTAGTTGGGAGTTAGGGTTTAATGATTTTGTGTTAGCTGTTGGCTCGCAAGACCTAAAAGACGCTGATATTATTACCGACCCAGCCCATATTAATGAAATGAAGCATTATTTGAAAGCTTTCGAGGGGGCGGGAAAATTAAACGACGGTACCCCCATTTACAGGTTGGTGGTAGGAGATGTGTTTCCTTTAGGGATTGGTTTTACTACCAATCCGGCGGCGGATGTAAGCGGCTTAATTGTTAAAAAAAATATTGATTTAGAGGTGAACGATCATCGGGATGCTCAAGGAGAAGAGAATAATTTTAAAAATAATATTTTAAAAATTTCACAAAGTGAAATAAATAATGTAAAAAATACTAATACTATGGATATTACAGAGTTCAAAACCGAGTTCGAGAAGATCCTCGATTCGAAGTTGGCGGACAATGCTGAATTCACTCAGGAAGCTGTAGCAAGTGTTGCATCTCATCTAATCGATAAGATTCGTGAGAAAGACGAGGCTTGGAGCGCTGAAAGAGGGGCCGCTGAGGCTGCAAAGACTCAGGCCGAGAAGGACGCAAACGAAGCTAAAGCTTCTATCGAAGAGCTTCAGAAGAAGTTGGAGGACGCTAATGAAAAAATTAATTCGTTAGAATCTTCCATCCACACTGCTGCGGCAGAACAGTTATTCAATAGCCGTATGGAAGTTATCGATGAGCTTTACGATCTTTCGGATCAAGACAGAACTGTCTTGGCGAACGAGGTGAAGACCCTTGATGCTTCCGATGCGATTTTTGAAGATTATCAATCCAAATTGTCTTCTTTACTCCAACATAAAAGCAAAGCTTTTAAGGTGGAGCAGGAAAAACAATTTGAAGCAAAGGTTCAGGAAGAGCTTGAGAAACGTTTGGCCACAGCTTCGCAAGAGGTGCAGGCTGCGGTTACAGAGCCCGTTACTGCAACTGATGAAGTCGTAGAAGATGTAGTTGATAATGTTGAAGTGCCACACTCCAGCATTGCTAACAACAACGAAGCTTCTTCTACGGAAGAGTCCTTGAGTGACCAATTCAAGAAGGCTTTTAATACTGAAAATATTTCAATAACCTATTAACACTTAAAACTACTATGGCACTTAGATTATACCCATTTAGGCAATATAACGAATCGGATGTCATCAACCTGTTTGCAAATCAGGTCGTAGATGACAATCCGTCGACTGACGGCAACGGTAGCGCAGGCGTAATGGTAAAGGTATTGAGCGGTAACTTGAACCAAGATACTTTCGATCTTATCGGAAGTGACTACTTGGGCAAAACCGATTATCCGTTCTTGGGTGCTGACAAGTATCCTACGGTGCCTTTACGATTTGTCGCTGCTACTACTGGGGCCCCAGTATTAGGCGTCACTCTTAATCAAACGCTTAAGAATGACGAGAACGGAGAAAAACTCCTCTATAACCCAGTCAAGAAGGACGAATTACAAGCAGTTCTTAGCGGTCAGGCTTGCCCGGTCGCCACAAGAGGTTTGTTTACCTTCGACGAGGCCGCTTACGAAAAGGATACCAATTTCGTTCCCGGTAATGTTGCGGCTATTTCTGCAAACGCTGGTAAATTGACAGGGGTTACACGAGAAGGTCTCGCTGATTTGGTCGGTACTTTGGTTGGTCACATTTTGGCCACCGGTAATAGAACCTCCCAGAATGGCCAGTCCGATGTTTTCGCTGGAACAGGAACCGCGCAGTATGCGATGGTCGCATTAGAATGCTCTAATTCTATTGATGTTGCTTAATCATTTAAATAACGAAAGGAAATTTAATTAACATGAAAATTACATTAAAAAGAACCGATGAGCAGGTCGAACTGGTGAAAGCAATGGGTTCTCGCAATCGCGAAACTGCCTATGCAGCTCAAATTGCTTTAGCAGAGTTTATTGGTCCGGTTTTGGCCGAGGTGATCAATAACGCTCCAACTATTAGTAATTTATTTACTCCGTTAGAGTATAATGCTGACGACAATCCTTCGATTCCGTTAGATTTATATTATGATGTTTTTGATGAGGACTATATCCGCGTTTACAGCCAGTCTGTGGCGGGCGGTCTTCCTACCAACTACATTCAACCCACAGCTTCCGAACTGAAGTTCGCTACTTACAACTTGGATAGCGCGGTGTCTTTCGATAGAAAGTACGCTTCTCGCTCTAGACTTGATGTTATTGGTAAAACTTTTACTCGGGTGGCGCAGGAAGTTCTCCTTAAACAGGAGAGGACATCCTCAAACCTCTTGATGACAGCTCTAGCGAACGCGACAAACGGTAATGCGGCATTTAGTGCTAAAAACCGTAACGTGTTCAGGACTGCTCAGGCTAACCGTTTCTTGATTGACGACTTAAACAAGTTGTTCACCAAGATGAAGAGAGTTAATGCTTCATGGTCCGGTGGTACGCCCGCTGGTGCCCGTAAGGCCTTGACTGATCTTTTGGTTTCACCTGAAGTGGTTGAGCAGATCCGCAGTATGGCTTACAATCCGGTCAGCACCGTTGGTGCAGCTGGTGCGGCTTCGGCCATCACGGATGGTGCTGGTGGCGCAGGTATTCCTGCGACCGATGCCGTCAGAAATTCAGTGTTTAGCCAGAGCGGCTTAACTGAATTCTTCGGCGTGGCTATCATGGAAGTCCTTGAGTTAGGTGTTGGCAAGCGTTTCAATGATGTTTTCGATACAGTCGCTGGTACTACTGATTATCTCGATCATAGTTCTGTCGCGGCGGCCAGTGCCTTCAATGGCGCTACCGAGGAAATCATTGTTGGTCTTGATCGCAGTCGTGACGCGATGATTCGCGCTATCGCTGTAGATTCCGAAACTGGATCTCAATTCAATTTGGTCGCTGATGATCAGTTCTCTAATAGACAGCAGAGAATCGGTTATTACGGTGCATTGGAAGAGGGACGTATGGTCTTGGACAACAGAGCCTTAGTGGGCTTGATTATGTAATCGGTATCATACTGATTCAACTCCGCTCCTTTCGGGGAGCGGAGTTTTTTTTTGGAAAAATGCTTTTTTAGTTGTAATATATTACCATGGCAGCGAAAAAGAAAACTAAGAAAAAGACCTCGAAAAAAAGGTCTACAGCCAAGCGTACCACCAAAAAACCTGCTTTGGAAGATCTTCAAAATTTTACTACAGGTAAATTAGATGACGACGCCATAGAAAAAGTCAAAAAGCTCGAAGAAGTGCTCGGTATTAAAACGGTCAATCCGTTCGGGACGAATGACCCTAATGTTTTTGAGGAAGAGCTGAAGGGGTCTAATTTAAGTGATTTGCAGACTTTAGCTATGAAAGTAGGTGTTTTTCCTGATGGCGTATTAGCCAGATTAAAGCAAAAGCTTCGCGAAGAGTTTAAGCGTACCACCAAGGGCTCTCGAACTGTTAGTATGGAGGACCCTTTGCCTATTCATGATCCGAATCATCCAAATCACGAAAAAGCTAAAAAATTAATGAGCGAAGGTTTCTAGTTTTGGTGTAAATATATTGTATGCCAGACCGATCTAAAACCCCGTATTTAGTGAGCACTCTTGCTACGGGCATTTATAACGACGAGTTTGATTCAGACACGGGCTTTGCAACACTCACTTCGATATCTGGGTGGTTGGCCAATAATGTAGGTTTATTAAATACGACCTTATATACGGCTTTTTCTGGTTCAGGGCAAAGCTCTACAGACGATACCGTATTTCAACCTTCTGGTCAATTTAGGTTTGAAGAGGGAGATATATATAAACAATTGTATTTAACCAACTATTATACAAAAAAAGCTCGAACTATTCTTAAAGGCATTGGAAGTTCTGTTGATTTCATTACATTGCGAGAAGGGGATTCCACAATTACGCGTACCAACAAAAACGAAGTAGCTAAGACTTACAGAGGGTTCGCTAAGGACGCTCAGGAGCGATTAGAGCTACTTGTAGCTAAATATAATATCTACGATGCGGCCCCTGTCCAAGTAGCCGGTACAGACGCCGCTATCAGTGCTAGTGGCGATATTTATTCTGCTTATGATTATCGAGGGTACGGTTAATCCTCGTATCCCGGAGGAACTCCTTTGTAAGCCCCGTCTTTAGTCTTATTTTTGCCTAATGGGAAATAATTGATGCTAGGAAACCTAAAGTAACTTCCGTTCATAAATAACCCATTGTCAGTATCATTGGAGCCCCCTACTTGGGTAGAAAAAGCAATATCTACAGTTTCATTATCTCCTATAGCGCTACTAAAGGTTTCGCTTTCGAGCCTAGCATTTTTAACTTCAAATACTAGTGCTATTGGTCCTTTTGCTCCACTGGAAGCGGCTTCATGAAGAGTTAATGTGAAAGTATGTTTTTGTGGTGAAGCTAAAGCTTCAAACAAATTATTTTTGTTAAGTTCTGAGACAACCGCCGACAAGCTTACATCTATATTCATGGGTAAGTCTATAACCCGCGCATAGCCGAAGGTGTTTCCTAGGCGTTGCAGAATAGTGCGCGTCATTGGTACGCTGATGGTCATGCTTTGCAAGTGAGCTTCACCGTCTCCGTTCATATCCGTAAAGCCTTGGTAATCTCCCGAATTACTCATGGAAAATGTAATATCTCCCGGTCGTAAAGCGGCCATTTTAGCGGTTCCCGTCTCGTACATCGGAACACTAAAACGAAGGAATCTTGGAACATTCTTCCACGGACCGGAAGATTGGCTAAATATGTAATCGGCGCTATCTACACCCGCGATCCCGGTTTGGCCGTTTACTTGGTCTACAGCAGGGATAGCAGGAAAATTAAGACCATTGCCAGATACTAGCGGACTAGTTGCCGACGGGCCACTGGAACCACCCTCGAAAGGAAAGTAGGTTCCTGATGCAGAGCTATCGGTTTTTATATTAAACCCTTCCACAGAAAGGGAAGCTGTAGGAATAGCTCCAACAGCAGCATTTACGTTATAGTCAGAAATGAATCCGTTTCCAATGCTGATAACTTGAAAGTCTTTTGAGCTAGGAGAAACATATTTGGTGATAGGATCATTGTCCAAATCTCTCGACTCCCTTCCTACCAAAATAAAATAATTGTTTCCTATGGTGTCTTCGATTAGGCCCGATAAAGCGCTGTACCCTGACACAGCCAAATCGCCTGTCCAATAACCTGCTGAAGCTGGTCTAAATCCGCCTTCCCAGTCGCTCGTAGGGATATTAAATCCTAATTTTCTTTCATTTTGTCCGTCTGTTAAATAGTAATCGAAGTTTAAATTAACAGTAGGAGACTCCATTACAATGGAATCAAGCCTTGATAATTTGCCGAATTCATTAATATCTTGCCTGTTGATAGTAAAATCAAAATTTACAGATTGTATTCGATTCAATGGTTCCACCAAGGTTCTGTATACGCTACCGCTTGGTCCGTAAACTTTCTGAGTGGAGAAGTTGGCGTCAACAGCTCCGGTGGCAGGATCATTAATACCGCTCCAACGTAAAGAGCCCGTTTGAAAAGCTGAATTTTGGGATAAATTAAGGTTATAGGTCCATTGTCCCGGACCTGAAGATTGATCTACTTCCCCTTGACCCGACTGCAGATGATAACCTGTGGAAGCGGGCGAAACGTAAAGCGCTTCGCTTTGATAGATGATACGATTACGAGCCATTTAGATAAATTACACCTAAACAAGGTTTTTACATAAAAAAAACCCCGCTTTTACAAGCGGGGTTTATGTTTAATTAGAACTGTTTGTTTTAGGTTATGCTATTAACAAACCCAGTGCCCGTCCACGAGCCTTGTTTGGTTTTAGCGTCACCTAGCACCCAATAAGGAAGGGTTGTCCATCGTCCATAAGAACCGCGCATAAAGATACCGTTGGAGGTATCGTTAGCCCCACCAACTTGGGTGGAGAAGGTGATATCTACAGTTTCATTGTCTCCAATAGAACTACTGTAGCTTTCTCCTTCGAGGCGAGCTCCTTTAACATCAATAACCAAGGCGTCAGCCCCGGGTTGGCCTGTGCCCGCTGATCTACGCAGTGTTAAACGGAAATCCGTTTTGTTTGTAGAAGCAAGCTTTTCAAACAGATTGTTTGTGTTTAATTCAGAAACAATAGCAGAAACCGTTACATCAATATTTAATGGAAGGTCAATAACTCGGGCGTATCCGAACGTATTACCTAGTCTCCCCAGAATCGTGCGGCTCATTGGAACAGAAACACCGAAGCTTTGGATATGAGCTTTGCCGTCTCCGCTTAAAACAGTGAAACCGTCATAAGAATCATTTACACTTTCGTCTTCGTCTGCGTCAATAAACTCAAGCAAAAGATCTCCCGGTCGAAGAGCCGTGATCGTGTTGTCTGCAACAGTGTTTCCGTCAACATAATCTCCTGTGGTGGATATTGTCCCGCCCCGGAAGTTATAGTTGATGGCAACTTGTTGACCGTCGGTATCGTTAACACCGGGAACTTGGTTGCCGGTTACATTGCCGTCTCCAGCGGCTCCTTGATCGAGAGCCCCGGAGATTTTGTCGTCTACGCGAATATTGAAAGCTTCAACCGTAACGCTGGCCGTTGGGATAGCGCCTACCGAAGCATCGATTGAATAGTCACTAACAAAGCCGTTTCCGATGCCAATAACATCAAAATCGTTTGCGGTTGTAGTGACCGTATCTCCTTGAACATCAGTTCCTTCTTTAGAGGTGACAATAAAATAATTATTTCCTTGCGTATCTTCAATTAGCCCCGAAAGAGCCGAATAGCCGGATACACATCCGTCACCCGTCCACGCAGCTTCGTTTGCCGCCCGTGCAGCACTGCCAACTGGTATTCCGGTGCTCCCTGAACAGTTTGTGGGAAGGTTGAATCCCATCTTTCGTTCGTTTCCGCCGTCACAGAGATAATAATTGAAATCCAAACCTACCGTTGGAGATTCCATCACTATAGAATCCAAACGTGAAAGTTTGCCAAATTCATTGATATCTTGACGGTTAATAGTGAAATTAAAGTTTGCAGACTGTACGCGATGCAAAGGCTCAATTAAAGTGCGATTAAGCAGGTTGTCCAAGTTTGTCCCATCTGCTCCATCAGGGAAAGTTATCCCTGTGACTCCTGTCCAGTTGGTATTACCTGCAGTATCAATACTTGTGTTAGCATTGCCTGTTTGCATATGGTAACCAGTGGATGAAGGCGATATGAATAACGCCTGACTTTGATAAATTACTCTGTTTCTAGCCATAATGGTATATTAAATTTAAAATAATTTACAACTTTTTTTTGACTTTGAGAACTTTTAACTTCTAGGAAGTCGATATTTGTAGATTTCAAAGTCAACAAACCCAACAAAAAGATCAACAGGTATAACTTTATTGGAACTATCAGAAATTTTGGAAACATTAACAGAATTAATAATATACTGATCTCCGCTTGCTTCCGAGGCTACGTTAATGTAGTCATAACCTGTTGAATATGCTGATTTTACATCTCCGTATTCTGTAAGAGGGGACCCGGTAAACGGAATATTACCGAAAACAGTTTCCGCCGAATCCGCCATAACCGACAAAGCGCCATCTAATTGATAAATATTTTCTGCAAAAATAACCGCCGTGATATCTGTTATGGTGTTATCCAAGCCGCCAAAAGCAAAAGGTTCATTGGTGGTAGCGCCTAAAGAAAGAAAGGCTGCCGGAGTTGCTTGGTCATAAGGAGGAACATATGTTAAGGTTCGTCCGTAACGACTATTGGTTTTGTATTTTCCTGCAGTAATCAAAGCTTCTTCGGTCTGATTTCCTATGTAAACATTAAAATCTTTAACTGTAAAAGTGCCGCTGATATTATTACCTGTATCAAAATCAGAGTCGAAAAGTATCCTGCCGTTATCAAAATCAAAGGTAAGGCCGCTAGTCCCTTCGGCAATAGCCCCCGAGTCACCACTAATAACTGGGTTGATTGTTGTATTGGATATATTTTTATCATATACCCATTGTTTATAAGGGGAGCCAAAAACAACTTTGTTTTGCACTCTTTCGTCTGTGTAATAATAAAAATCGGTGCTATAATCCTTGTGTGCTTGAGCCTTTTTTAAAAGAAAATTGTCGAACCAAAGGTAGAAGCTATTTAGAAGTCCATGTTGATATACTGTTTTCATTAAAATGTTTTATTTTCTAGTTTTTGTATTTTTTTATAATAATCATTGAGTAGAGCTGACATATATGGAGTATTAGAAAATTTTCCACCTCTAATCCTACCTTTAACTTGGATGGCGCGTCCAGATTTGGATTGTCTAATTTTATCGGTTTTTACCAAATATTGCCCAAGGCCCGATATGCCGCGCTCAATTCCTCTAGCCCAGCTTCGTCCACTAGCCCAAGGCAGCGGAGTGGCAGCAAAAACTTTTTCCTTGGTAGGGACATTGATATTTACACGCAAGGATTCGGCTCTGGGGTGATATTGTATTTCATAGTTTCGAAGTAGTTCTCTTAGAGGTTTTATTGGGTCGCTCCCTTCATTAAAACCAATGTAAGTAAATAGATTTCCTGTTCCGCTCAATGTTCTGCTGAGGTTGGAGGCTCCGGAGCCGCCTTTAATTTCTAGGGTAACAGGGTGGTTGTCAAAAGCCGCTAAAAACTCCTTATGAATTTGAGAAAATTCTTTTTCGACAATACGCCTCACTTCTTTCTTGAAAGTGTTTTCGCGTATAATTTGGCTT